GCCCACTCAGCAGCAGGAATTAATGAAACATCCACATCACTATCCAACAATACTTTTGTTATTAATGCGTCAATAGTTTCGTTATCAGATACGCTGCAAATAAATACTTCATCTCCAGCATCATGCGCGGCTTTTATTGTGCTTGTTAATCTAACGGCAGATACCGGAGCGTCTATTGGTAAGCCTCTGACAGCGACATTAAGCACTGCGGTAGCGGTTAGGTTATTGCTAACGCTATTTACTCTCATGAACTCCTCACCAACTCTCACAACAATAGCAGCAGAGTAATCAGTAAAGTCATCAACAGGAACGGTTGCGTTAGTGTCATCAATATCTAATCTTAAGAATCCACCGGTCGCAATAGGCCACGACTTTTCATTCAAGTTAGCAACAGATAAAACGTCTTTGCATTCAATCGTCCAATCGCCTGTGCTTGAGTTAAGCTTTAATGCATTAGAGATGTAACTTCTAGCTTCTGCACCATTGACTAAATCAATAGAGCCATCTTCTTCTACTCTGTAAAGCTTTAATCTTACCTGTCTATTTTCAAATATTTGTCTAGCGTCAAATTTACCAAAAAAAGTACCTTGGTTTTTAACTGTCTCAGTAACCGCGGGCGCGTAAGTGTTTGGGTCTTGCCCGTTAAAATCTGTAAATGTAATATTTAATGAGCCGCGCCCAGACAAACCGCGGCCAGGCTTTAATTCTGTCGCAGTTTCTTTGATTGATTTAATGCATCGCCATATAGGCTCACCGTTAATACTTGGCAATATAGGTGCGTTTTCATTAGTAAAATAATAAGTTTTATATTCACCTGTCCACGCTTGGTCACACGTCAAAGGCGTGCCATAACCTTGCGCTGAACCAATTGTACAAGTACCAGTGATTATGGGCATGTCAATCTCAAACACTTCAAAGTGCCTTTGAACTCGCATACTTCTTGTTGCTTCAAAAGTAGCCATTTATATACCTGTATAACAATCAAATTTTAAAGTAATAGCATCAAGCTTTCTAGTTTGAGAATGCGCCTTAACACCGGGTTCAGGGTTATAGCAAATATAACTAGATTCTGGTTTACTCTTAACTTCTTTCACAAAGAAAGGCTGCTTAAAACTAAAATCAACAAAGGTCTGCCACGCTTGTTCAGCGAATGTTGATAATTCATCCGGTAAAACTAAATTACCTTTCAGCGCTTTAGTTTTTTGAGTTGATGAAATTGGCCCTGCTTGTAAATTTGATGCTGTGCGTTGAACTATACTACGGTTGAGCCACTGTCTAGAATAACCAGATTGCTCACCTTTCAATATCGTTAAGTATTGCCCCGCTGCAATAAAGCTTACGGTCATCTGATAGTTGTTAGGCACAGTAACGAACTTAATTTTTAAGTCTTGAAATGTCATGCTAGGAAACGTAAACATAACATTATTATTTCTTTGTAGTATAACGCTATCGATTAATGTCGTGTCGTTGTATAGCTCAATGGTCGCTTGTGTCGGTGTTGCTGCTGTATGTCCTGAAATAGCGACGTAAGCGATGTTAGTTTGTGCACCATAGCTAACAACAAAATCAGCCACGTTAGTTCCACACGTATAGTTTAGTGAATGGTCTGGGTCTGATATGTTGGCGGCTACCTCGCTCGTACCAGGGTCAGTAATAGTTGGCACTTTGTTAATCAGCACGTTAGTAGTTGAGATTGACAAACCCTCAACTATTGTTTGCGATGCTGTACTTGAAATGATGGTCATGAGAATCTGCCCTCTGATTGGCCCTTGTTTAAGCCTCTTGCAATAGCATCTAGTATATCATCACCGCTGTCGTCAGAGAATGAGATCCTACCCTGTGTCGATCCGCTTGCTGTGCTGTCAGTTATTGCTAATTGTGAACCAGGGTCTTGAATAAAGCTTGCTTGCTCTGCCGGTGCTGTTGACGGCACACTTCCAGTGCTTCCAGTGCTTCCAGGCGATGAACTTAGTATTGATGATATTTGAACAGCTCCTAATGTAGCCGTAAGTGCTGCACCTGCGTAATCTTGTTTAGATAAAGCTTTAGTGACACCTTCTGCTGTATTAATAAAAGCCACTGTTGCGCTGATAGCTTTGTTTTCACCAAACGCTATTTGAGCCAGCATCATGCCGTCATTAATTAATTTTTCTTCCGAGTCTGCTGCTTCTTGCTTTCTTTTTCCGTCTACTTTGTTTTGTTTGTCCTTATCTTTATCTAGCTTTTTATCTTCTTTTTCTTTCTTATCTATAACCGCTTGCTTTTCATCTTCATAACGCTGGTCAATATCTATCATTGCGTTAATTAATTCGTTGTGAAGTTCTTTTTTTAACTGATTATTTTCGCCAATTATCTCTAATTCACGCTCATACTTTTCAATTAATAACTCTTCTTCAGTTTTAAATCTATCAGCTATTGCTTGTATTTCGTCACCAGTACCAGTGCCATCTCCACCATCGCCACCTATAGCGCCACCTATCTCACCGCCTTGTGCTGCTTTAGCGTCTGCCAACACAAGCGCTTGTTCATCTAACACAACTAATTGCGCGTTAAGTTCTTCTGTCCTAACTCTTTCTAAGCCAATTGACTCTTCAAGCTGACCTATAGCCCTTGTATTAGATGCGCCACCGTCTTTAGCGTAAGAGTTTTGTGCTTGTTTAAATGCAGTTATCTCTGCTTCATACTCTAATATCCTAGCTTGTGATTCTTGTATTTGAGTATTGACACCAACTTGTGAGGATATGTTTTCAGCATCTAAAAATGAGTTAGCAAAATCAATAATAGTTTGTGTCGCTTGTGGAACGATAGCGATAACATCATTAAAAAAGTCATCCATTACCGGTGCTAATGTTGCGCTGATTGCGGTTGATGCATTACCAAGCTGTGAAGTCATAAGCTCGAAAGAAGTTGAGACCTCTTTAAGCCCCTCCGCTTGGCCTGCTGTTATAGACAAGCTTCCGTTAACGTCATCAAAGCGCGCTTTTAATATGTTTAATTGTTTGGAGTTATCAGAAAATAAACCAGAAACTTTAGATAAATTACTGCCCATTGATTCAAGTACAAATGTCATTCTATCACCAGCGACATTAGCATTTTCCATCTCAGAAACCATCTTGCCAATAACCTCTTGAGATGACATGTTCTGGAATTCTGTAGCGGTTGTTCTGGCTTCCTCTTTAGTTAGCTTTAACACGTCAGCGTAATCTTGAAACGCACCTGTGCCCGCTGCTGAAAACTCACCAACCTTGTCGGAAATGTCTTTACTTATATCTGCTATTTGTTCAGCACTAATGCCGTATTGCTTAGTGGCAAATGCCAATGCTTGGAAATCTTCAGTCGATGTTTTTGCCTGCCTTGATAAACCTTCAAGCTCTTTTCTGTTGTTAGCAGAGTTTAACACCATAGCAGATAATGCAGAGTTCACAGCAATAGCCGCCGTTGCAATTGCTGCAATACCTTTAACAGCTAACTCGCCAGCCTTACCCAAAGAAAGAAAGGATTTATCTGTTTTTTTCGTTCTTTCGTCTAGCTTGGCTAGTTTTTCATCTGTGGTTTTTAGTTTAGCGTCAAGCTTTGCTGTCTTGGCGTCAAGTAAGACAATTAGACTTTGTTCAGCCATGCTCTAGATGCTCCATTCTGTTCTCTTTTAAAATTAAGCATTAAACTTAAGTCAATATTAGAGTTTGGTTTAATATCTAGCAGGTATTTTATCTCGATAAAATCTAACTGCCACGATTCACTAGGCGCTATCTTTAGCTCTTTAACACACAAGCGCCACCATGAATAAAAATCAAACTCAAATGATGTGACGCTTGGTGCAATAGTGCCTAGGTATCCGACTTTTTTGGAGGTGATACCTCGTTAAATTCGCTGTTAATTTCATGTGCAACATAAGCCATCACAAGCGGCCATGGTTCAGCCATATCACTATCAGTGCTATTAACAAGCCATCCCACGCGAAACATACCATCCTGTATTTCTTCAAGTGGTACTTTGCTGTCACGCTCGATTAAATGAAAGAATATATAGGATGCAGTTTCAAAATCCACTACATGATAAATATCTGACATTCTATCTAATGCGCCTTTGCCCTCACTTGCTGCGTACACACGTAAGAAGTCTATAAGCGTTGACCATAAACACTTGCCCGTATCTTTTTTGAAGTTACGCATAGAAAGGAGATCCATTTTGAATGGATACTCCTTATAACAAAGCTTAATGCTCACCTATACGTCCGCTGCTGCCACTCTAGTGACTGCGCCGCTTGAGCTAAATGATAGCGTGGTTTTTCCAGCAATGCCCATACCTAAATCATCACTAAGCGCGTTAGGTACAAACAATCCCGTAAAAGATTCATCAGTAGCAACACCAGAACCTACGTAAGTTAATGTATAGGTATCTTGCTTACCAATAAAGGTATCGGCGCGAGTGTTGCGAAATTCTGCATCATTATTGTAAACAAAATCACCAGCAAAAACGTGTTGCTTGCCTGCTAGCTCTTGGTCTAAATAAGTGACGTTATCACCATTTGATTTATTGCTAATGTCGATAGGCGTACCGGCGAAAGTGTGAGTTAACGCACCTTGACCTA